CTACTTGACTTTGCGGCTCTCTTCGAAGCGTTCGATGGCGGCCAGCGGGATACGAAACTCGCTTTTGGGCTGAGGGCTGAGGCGGATTGTGCCGGGGAATAGCCCGTCGTCAATCCAGCGCCATACGGTTTTACCGCTCACGCCGAGGCGTTTGGCGGCCTCCGTGATTGTCAGCCATTCAGTTGGCTTGTCTTTCGCATTTGTCATGTTGGACATGATAAGCGACGCGGGTGGCAATGTCAAGCAGTTGAGGGGGTTGATCTGCTATGGGGTTGTTACCGCGTGCCAGGTGGTTGGTTTGGGCTGGGTTGCTGGTAGTTGTTTTGGGCGCCGCCGGGGCGCTGGGGGCAACTGATAGGGGGGCGGGGGTCGTTGCACCGGGGGCTTATTTGCCGGTGGTGTTAGACATAGCGCCGCCCACGCCTATGCCCACGGCCACGGCGGCCGCGACCTCTACGGTGGCGCCTACGCCGACAAAAACGGCCGTCGCAACGCAGACTCCTAAGCCAACGGTGACCAGCTCGCCGACAAAGACGCCGGCGCCGACCTCTACTGTTGCACCTCCGCCAACGGCCACGGCGACGCGGCAAGCGCCGGGCGGGTGTTCTATCTGCTCCTATGACGCGTACAATTGTTCGGATTTCAGTACACAGGCTGAGGCTCAGGCGTGTTTTGATTATTGCTGGGCACTGGTTGGCTATGACGTGCATCAATTAGACGCGGATGGCGACGGCGAGGCCTGCGAGTCATTGCCGTTGGTGTTTGGTGGGTGGGTGTTTATTTGGCCGTGATTAGATGCTGATCAGGGGGGGCGGGGGTCTCCGGCAGTACACAACAAAAGAGCCGGCTGTTTTCAAAGCAGCCGGCTCTTTTGCTTGGGGGGGTACCTTCTGGGCAGGTAACCACACTATAACATAGTGTGTTTCATAATGAAACATTATTCTTTATACTAGAATGCATGAGCTGTTATGTAGCGGTGGCAGTGTCTCAGGGGCGCCGGGTGGAATGGGAGCGGGTATTCGGTACGCACCGGGTACCGCTTCTTGACGGGCGGCCGCGGGTGGCTGAGCTCCGCGAGGGGCCGGTGCTGGTGTATGACGTTGCCATGGCGGCGCTCCACCCTGGGCAGCTTGCCCGGGTAGCCGGCTATACTGCGCGGCGCCGGCGGGTTGCTTATGATGAGGCTCAGGCCTGGTTGCGGTTGAGTGGGTTGATTATTCGGGCTGAGGGTGTGGTGATTGAAACGGCCGATGCTGTCCATAGCATGGGCCGTTTGCGTTTGGGAAACGTCTATGCCTCGTCGAGCTGGCCGCGCTTGCCGCGTGCCTGGTTGCCCTAACGTTACCGTCGGATCGGATTACTGTGATGAGCATTCGGCCGATGCTCAGCGGCGGGTGGATGAGCGGTTGAGCTCAGCGCGCCGTGGGTATGGCCACCGGTGGCGTCGGCTGAGGCAAGTGGTGTTAGCTAAGCATCCACTGTGTTCTGATCCGTTTGGTATTCATGCAGAGATTGGTGAGGTCGTTGTGGCCACGGACTTGCATCACATTATCCCGCTTGCGACCAAAGACTTGCCAACGCGAGTGCTGAATAGCGAGGCCAATCTCATGCCGTTGTGCCACTCATGCCATAGCCGTATCACAGCATCCGGAGCGGGCGGCGCGGCCAACGATGGAGGGGGGGGGTAGGTAGCGCGGCCGGGGGGTGGGGGGCCGTGAATCTCTACAGCTCCCAGAAGCTAGACCAACGCGGCCGCAAACTTTTCGCGGCCGCAGGTTTTGATAGGGGGGTGGTGTGGTAGGAGGCGTGATGTTTGGGTTTGATGACGAGCGGACGAGGGATGAATATGCGCGGGCGGTGGGGCGGCTCAGGGAGGGGAAGCGGGCTGAGGCGCGGGCGGCTGAGCTGGGGGCGGCGGTGGCCAGGGCGGTTGAGGCTGTCGCCGCGGTTTGGCGGCGGTTGGCTGAGGCGATCAGGGAGGCCGCGGCGGTGTTGGGGGAGCGGGTGCGGGCGGTGGTTGAGGCGTGGGGGTTGGTTGAGGAGCGGGCGCGGCGGGGTGGGCCGCCTGAGCGGGTGAATTGCCGGTGTGCGGTGGTGCGGGTGGAGCGGCCGGTTGTGCCGGACGCGGTTAGGGCGGGGCGGGCGTTGTGGTGGCGTAGGAGGCGGTGATATGGGGCGGAGAGGGCCGGCGCCCAAGCCAACACAAGTCAAAAAGTTGCAGGGGAACCCGGGCAAGCGGGCTTTGAATGCGAAGGAGCCGCGGCCGGCGGCGGCGCCACGGGCTCCGTCGGCGCCGCGGTGGCTGGGGGATGAGGCGCGGGCTGAGTGGCGGCGGCACGCGGGGCGGTTGTGGCGGGCGGGGCTGTTGACTGAGGCGGATCATGATGCTTTGGCGTTGTATTGTGAGACGTTTGCGGCCTGGCGGCGGGCGGAGGCGGTGGTGCGGGATAAGGGGGAAGTTGTGAAGACGACGAACGGGAACATCATTCAAAATCCGTACCTGGCGATCGCTAACCGGGCCAAAAAGGACGCGCTGCTGCTCATGCGGGAGTTGGGGATGACGCCGGCGGCGCGGTCGCGGATCAGTGTTGAGGGGGGTGGGGATCAGGAGCCGTCGTTGGCGGAGCTGTTGTTTCAGCGGGTGGGCGAATGATTGTGGAGGAAAGGGCTATGGATGTGGTGGACGAGCAATTGGTCGGTGCGCGCGGCGAGCCGTGGCGGGTGGCGCGTGTTGCCCTGAGCGTGGAGGTGGTTGGGCTGCTGTTACAGTTACCGGAAGGTATGCGAATTGAGGGAATGTTAGTGGATCACCCGGACGGCCCGCGGGTGGTTAGCGTGCTTGTGAGTCACCCTGAGCTAGCGGTGGTAGAGCCGGGTAGTAAAGTTCCGCGGCGGACGGTGTGGATAGACATGGTTGATGGCCGGCCGGTGTTTGATTGGGGGATGGGAGGTGGCGGTGAGTAGCGGCGGGGTTGATCTGAATGAGCTCATGGAGCGGTTGACGCTGATCGCCACGGTGCATGAGGTTGAGCTGAGGGGTAAGAGGCGGTTTTATTGGCGGGTTTGGTTGTCGCTGAGGTTGTTTCGGTTGGGGGCGTGGGTGGCGGGGATCGGTTTTGTGGTGGCTGAGGATGAGTATGAGTGAGTCGGATCGGTTGTGGTTGGAATATGACCGGTTGTCGCGGCTTATCGAAAAGGCTGAGGCAGAGGCGGGTTATCTCCGTAACTTACTGGCCAGCGTTGAGAGCCAGATCGTCATGCTTCAAAATCATTGGGAGAGTGAGGACGAGCCGGTAACGGTGGCCGCCGGATCGAGGAGCACTCATGGCTGCTGAGCTGAGCTATATCGCGGAGGGGTTGCGGGGGTTGGCGGTGGGGATTGATGAGGTGCATGAGGACCCGGCGAATGTGCGGACGGGGCATGCGGTGGATCGGATTGGGGCGTCGTTGCGGCAGTATGGGCAGCGTAAGCCGATTGTGGCTAACCGGCTGGAGGGGGGCAAGGTTGAGGCGGGCAACGGGACGCTGAGGGCAGCGCGGGCGTTGGGCTGGAGTCATATCGCGGTGGTTTGGGTTGAGGATAGCCCGGCGGCGGCGGCGGGGTTTGGGATCGCGGATAACCGGGTGGGGGATTTGAGCCGGTGGGATGTTGAGGGGTTGGGGGAGCTGCTGCAGGCGTTGGACCCGGATGAGGTTTACTCGGGCTTTGACGCTTCGGAAATTGCTACGTTGCTGGAGGCGTCTGGGGGCCCGGGCGAGAACGGTTTTGAGTATGCGCCGCAATGGGCGGTTACGGTTATGTGTGCCTCGGAGGATGAGCAGGAATCGGTCTATAACGATTTGACGGCGCGCGGGCTTAAGTGCCGGGTGGTGACGGTATGAGGATTGAGGTTCACAACAGTTGCGAGGATTTTACGTCGTACCGGGCGGCCCGGGTTAAAAGCCTGTTCAATGTGGAGACGGGGGCCAATTTTGATTTGGCGGTGGAGTTGCCGGTTGAGGATGATGATTGGCGAATTGGGTTGATTGTGGGACCCAGTGGGAGCGGTAAGACAAGCCTGGGCCGGGCGTTCTGGGGCGGCGGGGCGTTCTATGACGGTGAGTGGCCGGAGGGGCCGATCATTGAGGCGATTGGGCCGGGCCGGCCGTTCGATGAGGTAACGGCGGCATTGGCAGCGGTGGGGTTGGGGGATGTGCCGACGTGGCTGAGGCCTTATGGGGTGCTGAGCAACGGCGAGCGGTTTCGGGCGGACCTGGCGCGGGTAGTAATTGACGCGCCGGCGCGGGTGGTGGTGGATGAGTTTACGTCGGTTGTGGATCGGCAGATCGCGCGGATGGGGGCGTTGGCGTTTGGCAAGGCGTGGCGGCGGGGGACGGGGCAGGCGGTGCTGCTGAGTTGCCATTATGACATTGTGGATTGGTTGGAGCCGGATTGGGTGCTGGACACGGCAACGGGGGTGTACAGCGGGAGGGGGCTTTGGCGGCGCCCACGGTTCGAGCTGGAGCTTTGGCAGACGGATGGGCATTACTGGCCGTTGTTTGAGCCACATCACTATCTAAAGATCCCGCGAATGGTGGCGCCGAGCTATTACGTGGGCGCGGTAGAGGGTGAGCCGGTGGCCCATGTGGCGGTTAGCACGCGGCCGGGCCTGCGGGAGGGGCGGGCGTGCCGGCTGGTGGTTATGCCGGAATGGCAGGGGGCGGGGGTGGGTATGCGGTTCCTGAATGGGGTTTGTGAGCTCTGGCTGCGGGGTGAAAACAGGTATGGCAAGCCTATGCCCATGTTGTTTCACACAAGCCACCCGGGATTATGCGCGGCCTTGCGGCGGGATCGGAAGTGGACTCAGGTAAGCGCGGTGATGTTCGGTATAAATAAGGCGCAGAGCGCCCGGCGAATCAGGATGTCAGACGTATTGGGGCCCCAAAGCCCAACGGGGAAGACAACCAAACGAACGGGCTATGGGGGGCACATGCGGGCGGTGCAGGGGTTTCGGTATCTCGGGGAGCGGTCATGAAGGTCGTGTTGTGTGGGCAGCGGACGTTTGGGCGATTGGCGCTGGGGTTGCTGCTGGGGCGGGGGGACGAGGTGGCGCTGGTGGTTGCGCCCCGTGCTCAGGCAGACGGGCGTGAGGACTTGCTGTTTGGCGCCGCGGCCGGGGCGGGGTTGCCGCTGCTACAGGCGGGCGGGCTGAGCGCGGGGGCGTTGCCGGGCGGGGTTGATCTGATTGTGGCGGCTCATTCGCATGATTTTATCAGCGCTAAGACGTTAGGCCGGACGCGGCTGGGGGGGATCGGGTATCACCCGTCGCTCTTGCCGCGGCACAGGGGCCGGGACGCGGTGCGGTGGGCGATCAAGTTGGGTGACCCGGTGACGGGGGGGACGGTGTATTGGTTGACGGAGGGCGTTGACGCGGGGCCTATCGCCCGGCAGGCGTGGTGCTGGATTCGGCCGGGGGATACGGCGGGCGAGTTGTGGCGCCGGGAGTTGCGGGGGTTGGGGATACGGCTGCTGGGGGAGGCGTTGGGGGACCTGGACGCGGGGCGGATTGTAATGGTTCCTCAGGATGAGGCGTTGGCCACGTGGGAGCCGAGTTGGGAACGGGAGCCGTTGTTTCGGCCGGATTTGCCGCGCATTGGGCCGGCGCCGGCGGGGTATGAGGTGATTGTGGATGAGCACGCCGCTATTTCCGGACGGTGATGAGGATGTTGAGGAGCTGAGGCGGGGGGCGGCTGTATGGTGGGCCGGTGTTTGCGGGCCCCTTGCCCCGCCCGTGGAGCGTAATATGGCTGAGTTGAGTGAGTATCAGGCGCGGGTTGCGGGGTTGCTGGGGGCGGGGTGGCGGTTGGAGCGGCGGTTGCGGCGGGGGGAGTTTGGGCGGCGGTGGCCGGTGGTGGTGTTGGTGGATGGGGCGGGGGTGGTGGGGGAATCGGTGCGGTGGCCGACGATTGAGCGGCTGATTGAGGCGGGGGTGTTGCGGGCTGAGGATATTGTGGACGGGACGGATGGGCCGTTGCTGGGGCAGACGGATGTCAGCACCCGGGGGCGGTTGCCGGATCGGCGGGGCAATGGAGGATAGTATGGACGAGGAGCAGTATTTGTTGACGCATTATCAGTTGCGGGTGGTGCGAGGGCTGCTGCTGGAGATGGATCTGATTGGGTTCCTCAGCGCGATCGATTTGGCGCATGCGACGGGGCCGATCCTTGATCCGACGCTGTACCGCGAGGCGGCCGGCAAGCTGGAGGGGGTTGAGCAGGTGGCGAAGATTTTGCGGTGGGCGCAGGTGGAGCTGGGGAAGTTGATCCCGGATGCAGAGGAGGTGTAAGTGTGGCCATTTTGACCAGGAGCATGCCGGTGTTGCAGGCGGCGCTGGATCAGGAAAGTTATCAGTTTTTGGTTGATAACTATCCGGATTTGGCGGAGGCGGTTGAGGTTGAGGTGGGGAATGGGGCGCGGCCGGAGGAGGTGGGGCGGTTTGTGGCGCGGTTGACTCAGCGGCCGGCTTTGGCGTTGCGGGTGGAACAGGCGGCGCGATTTGTAAGCCGGGGGGTCGGGGGCTCAGCCACGAATGGATGAGCTGCAGGGGAAGCGGGAACCGCCTGAGCGGCCTGAGCCTAACACGACGCCGATTTGGACGGGCGCGGCCGGCGCCGGGTATGTACTGGTGGGGTTGATCGTGACTATGGCCATAGTGGCGGGGGCGTTGTGGCTGAGGGTGGAGCTGAGCCGGCTGGGTTGTGGTTGGTGACGCGTGGATTTTGACGCCGAGCGGTACGTGGATGATGTTTTGGAGGGGCGGCGGGCGGAGTGCCGGTGGGTGCGGCTGGGTTGCGAGCGCCACCGGCGCGATCTGGTTGAGGGGCCGGGGCGGGGGTTGTGGTTTGATGAGCGGGCGGCAAAGGTGGCCATTGCGTTCTATGGGGTGTTGAAACATAGCAAGGGGGAATGGGCGGGGACCACTTTGGCGCTGGAGCCGTGGCAGCAGTTTCACCTCTGGAATCTGTTTGGGTGGAAACGGGCAGACGGCACGCGGCGGTTTCGGATGAGCTATCTCGAGGTGGGCCGCAAGAATGGCAAGAGCACACTGGGGGCGGGGGTGGGGTTGTATCTGTTGGCGGCGGACGGGGAGGCGGGGGCTGAGGTTTACACGGCGGCGACGAAGCGGGAGCAGGCGCGCATTGTGCATCAAGAGGCGGTGCGCATGGTGAAACAGTCGCCGGCGCTGGGGCGGGAGCTGAGCCTGGTTAAGGACAACATCCATAGCGAAAAGACGTTTAGCAAGTTTGAGCCGTTGGGGCGGGATAGCCATACGTTGGACGGGTTGAATGTGCATGGGGGAATTTTGGATGAGATGCACGCGCACCCTAACGGCGATATGTATGACGTGCTGAGGACGGCCACGGGTAGCCGGCGGCAATCGTTGTTGTATGTGGTGACGACGGCGGGCAGCGATCGGCAGTCGGTGTGTTGGCAATTCCATGACTACACAGAAAAGGTGTTGGCGGGCGTGCTGGAGGATGACAGTTGGCACGGGCTGATCTACACGCTTGAGCGGGGGGAGGATGGGCTGTTGGAGGATTGGCAAGATGAGGCGGCGTGGTATCGGGCCAATCCGAATTTGGGGGTTAGCAAGAGCCTGGAGGATATGCGGGACAAGATGCGGGTGGCGCTGGGTATGCCGGCGCGGCTGAATTCGTTTTTGCAAAAGGAGCTGAATGTGTGGACTCAGGCTAGCACGCGGTGGATCGATCCGGACGCGTGGCGGGCCGGGAATCAGGGGGAGATTGATGAGGCGGCGTTGGTGGGGCGGCCGTGTTGGGGCGGCCTGGACTTAAGCTCTACGTTGGACGTGACGGCGTTGGTGTGGGTGTTTCCTCAGGCGGGGGGGGAGGGGCCGCGGTATGATGTTTTGGCGCGGTTGTGGATCCCGGAGGAAAACATTGCGGAGCGGGTTAAGCGGGATCGGGCGCCGTATGATGTCTGGGTGCGGCAGGGGTGGATGCAGACGACGCCGGGTAATGTGGTGGATTACGAGTTCATCCTGGCCCAAATCCGGGCGGATATGGCGCGGTTTCAAGTCAAAGAGATCGCGTTTGACCCGTGGAATGCGACGTCGGTCAGCAACACGTTGACGGAGGAGGGGGCCACGATGGTTGAGTTTCGGCAGGGGTTTGTCAGTATGAACCCGGCCATGAAAACGTTGGAGGTGGCGATTCAGAGGCGGGCGCTGAGCCACGGGGGCAACCCGGCGTTGGCGTGGATGGCTGATAACCTGGTGGCGACGAGCGATCCGGCGGGCAACCTAAAGCCGGATAAGGGCAAGTCGACGGAGAAGATCGACGGCATGGTTAGCTTACTCATGGCGTTGCAGCGGGCGGTGGTGGGGGGCCAGGGGCAGCGTGAATCGGTGTATCGGTCGCGTGGGCTGAGGTCGTTTTGACGGCGGGAGGCGGTTGGTGTGACATCAAGGCGGCGGATTGAGGAGCGGACGGAGCTGAGCGCGGCAGAGCTGAGGCTGTTGGCGCTGTTGGCGCGGGGGTATGGGCCGGTGGATATCGCGGCCCGGTTGGCGTATACGCCGAGCCATATCTATGGCCAGCTCCGGCAAGTGCGGATGATGCTCAGGGCGCGGACTTATTCGGGGGCCGTGGTGGAGGGGTTGCGGCGGGGGCTGATTGAGTTGCCGGCAGAGGGGGAGATGCTGGTGATTGAGGCGGATGATTGTGCAAATAGTTGATTGACCCTGAGCGCGGGCGCGCTTAGACTGAATGCGGGAAGACACGTTACGGCGAAGGCGCCGCGGCGGCGGGGGACTACTCTTTAGGGCCCGGCCGGCGCGGCGCTTTTGTTTTATGGATATTTACGACGTTTTGGGAGCCACTGGTTTGATCTTGACGGCGGTAGGGTGCTGGTTGATCTACCCGCCGTTGGCATTTCTGGTTACCGGCGTGGCCCTGGTGGGCGTGGCCGTGGTGGGAGCGGGCCGGAGGGGGCGTTAATGGGGATGTTGGTGCGGCTGTTGGCGCGTGAGCCTGAGCGCCGGTCGGTTAGTGTGATGAGCCATTGGCGGGGGGGGCTGGGGGGCAGCACGTCAAGCGGCGTGGCGGTGACTGAGGAGAATAGCCTGGCCAGCGCGGCGGTGTATGCGTGCGTGCGGGTGTTGGCGGAGACGTTGGCCAGTTTGCCGCTGATGGTCTATGAGCGGTTGCCGGACGGGGGGCGCCGGCGCGCGCCTGAGCACCCGTTGTATGAGCTGCTGCACATGGCGCCCAATCCGGAGATGACCACATTTGAGCTCAGGGAAACGCTCATGGGGCACTTGTCGTTGTGGGGCAACGGGTATGCACAGGTGCAGTGGAATAACGGCGGCCGGGTGATGGCATTGTGGCCGTTGCGGCCGGATCAGGTGACGGTTACGCGGCGGGGGGGGCGGTTGGTGTACCTGGTTAAGGCGCCGGGGCAGGCCGCGGTTGAGCTGGCCGCCGAGGAAGTGCTTCACGTGCGGGGCATGGGGGGCAATGGGTTGACGGGCTACTCGCCGATCCGCATGGCCAGGGAGGCGATCGGGTTGGGGTTGGCGGCTCAGGAATATGGCGCGCGCTTTTTCGCCAACGACGCGACGCCGGGCGGCCTGCTCATGCATCCGGGGGTGCTGGGGGAAGACGGGACGCGGAATGTGCAGGAGTCATGGGAGGAACGTCACCAAGGGTTAGGCAATAGCCACCGGGTGACGGTGCTCGAGGAAGGCATGACGTACCAGATGATTGGTATCCCGCCTGAGGACGCGCAATTTCTGGAGACGCGTAAGTATCAGCGGTCGGAGATCGCGTCTATTTTCCGCGTGCCGCCGCATTTGATTCAGGATTTGGAGCGGGCCACGTTTAGCAACATCGAGCACCAATCCATTGCTTTTTCGATCCACACGATTCGGCCGTGGGTGGTGCGGTGGGAGCAGGCGCTCATGCGGGTGTTGCTGTCGCCGGCGGAGCGGCGGCGCTATTTTGTGGCGTTCGTGATTGATGGCCTGTTGCGGGGTGACCTTACCAGCCGGAGCGCGGCGTATGCGGTGGCGATCGGGAACGGTTGGATGAGCCGGAATGAGGTGCGGTCGCTGGAGAATCTGAATCCGTTCGAGGGCGGGGATGAGTTCCTATTGCCGCTGAATATGGCGGTGCAGGGCGAGATGCCGCCGCAAGAGGGGGGGGCGGGGGGTGCGCCGGCGGGGTTGCCTGAGCCGCGGTCGGCGGTGGCGGAGACGCGCGGCCGGCGGAGCGCGGGGGAACGGCGGCGGTTGGCGGATCGCCACCGCCCGCTTTACCGGGAGACGGTGGCGCGGGTGTTGCGGCGGGAGGCCAATGACGTGGGGGCCGCGGCGCGGCGGCTGTTGGAAAAGCGCGGCCGGGGTGAATTTGAGCAGTGGCTAGAGGAGTTCTATCGGGAGCACCAAGCGTTTGTGTTGGAGCAGGTGCGGCCCGTGGCGGAGACGTATGCGGGGGGCGTGGCGCGTGAGGCGGGGGATGAGATTGAGGAGGGGGAGCCGGCTGAGGATGTGCTGAGCCGGTGGGTTGAGGCGTATGTGGCGGCGTTCGCGGCGCGGTTGGCGGCTCAGCAGCAGGATCGGGTGCGGCAGGCGTTGGCGGCTGAGGATCCCGCGGCGGCGTTGGAGGATGAGCTGAGCACCTGGCGGGAAACGCGGGCGGATGATGTGGCCGCGGAGGAAGTGGTGCGGCTGGGGAATGCGGTGGCGGTGTTTGTGTATGGCTTTTTCGGCGTGGCGTATCTGCGCTGGGTTAGCTCGGGCAAGGAGACGTGTCCGTATTGCCGGGCGCTGAATGGCAAGGTGGTGGGGATTCGGGAGAGTTTTCTGGGGGCGGGGGATGAGTTTCAGCCGGAGGGCGCGGCGCGGCCGCTGCTGGTTTCGCGGCGAGTGGGCCACCCGCCGGCACATAAGGGTTGTGATTGTCTGATCGTTGCGGCGTAGTTGGATGAGGGAGAGGGAGATGGAAACCAAAAAGCCTGAGATCGTGGTGATTTTGCGGGAGTGGGAACCGGGGCAGGCGATTCAAGTGATGTTGGTGCGCCCGAGCGAAGTGGTGAGGACGCCGGCGGGGGGGGTGGACCTCAGCAAGACGCCGTCGACAAGCTACTTGCTGTTGCCGGGCGGGTTCGCCGGATTTGGCGTCAATCAGGGCGGTTAGGAGGTTGCCATGCCGGTTATGAGTAGCACACAGGAAAACGGCCGTGGCGGGGCGCAGGGGGCCAATCGCGAGGTAAGGGCCATTGAAACCCCAATTCGCGCCGCTGGGGGCCAAATTCAGGGCTATGCGGCCGTGTTTAACCAGGTCACCGAGCTCATGCCGGGATTGCGCGAGGTGATCCGGCCGGGGGCGTTCGCGCGGACTCTGGAGGCGGGGGCAGACGTGCGCGCGCTTTGGAATCATAACAGTGATTTCGTGTTGGGGCGGCGGGGCAGCGGCACGTTGGCGGTGGTGGAGGATGAGCATGGGTTGGCGTATACGGTGGATCTGCCGGACGCGCAATGGGCAAGGGATGCTCAGGCCAGTATTGAGCGGGGGGATGTCAGTCAGAGCAGTTTTTCGTTTGACGTTGTGGCTGAGCGGTGGACTCAGGACGCAGTGTCGGGCTACACGCTGCGCGAGCTGTTGGATGTTGAGCTGTACGATGTTTCGCCGGTGACCTATCCGGCTTACCAGGGGACGACGGTGGGGGTGCGGGCAGCGCAGGATATTCGCGAGGCCATGGCGCGGCATATCGCCGGGCAAGTGCGGGGGGTGGGGCCGGTGTTTGTGCAGGAGATCGTGGATGAGATTCTCCGGCAGGCGCAACAAGGCGGGGGCGGTCAGGCGGCCGATCCCGCGGATGAGCTGGAGGAGCTGAGGCGGGCGCAGGAGCGCCTGTCGGTTCGCCGGCGGCGGTTGCAGTTGCAGGAGATGAAGCTGAGGACGTAATTGAATTTGACGGCGCATAGGCGCTATGGAGAAAACGAGATGCCTACTTTGATTGAGATGAGACAAGATCGCGCGCGGTTGGTTGAGCAGGCCCGCGCTATGCTGGATACGGCCGACGCGGCCGAGCGCGGTTTGACGGCTGAGGAGGAGGGCCAATACACGGACCTCGAAGCGCGCATTGACGGCCTGGCGCAGGCGATTGAGCGGCGCGAGCGGGTTGAGGGTTGGCAGACTGAAATGGGGCAGCCGGCGCGGCCGGGCATGCGCCCCGATCCGACGATCGGCATGACGCCGGCGGAGCAGCGCGATTACAGCCTCGTCCGGGCGCTTAATGCCGCGGTGCGCGGCGATTGGCGCGGGGCGGAGCTGGAGCAGGAGGCCAGCGCGGCCACGGCTCAGCGGCTGGGCCGGGAACCGCAGGGCTTCTATGTGCCGTTTGATTACCTGGCCGGCAACGGCGGGCGGCGATCGGTGCAGGTGCGGACTAACCGCGGCTTTCAGTACGTTCGCGAGCAGCGCGATCTGACGGTCGGCACGGACACGGCCGGCGGCCATACAGTGGCCACCGATCTCATGTCGACTGATTTCATTGACCTGCTGCGAAATGCCATGATGGTGCAGCGGGCCGGGGCGCGCATGTTGACCGGCCTGGTCGGTGATGTGGCCATTCCGCGGCAGACGGGCGGCGCGACGGCGTATTGGGTGGCTGAGAGCGGCGCGCCCACGGAGAGCCAGGCGGCGTTTGACCAGGTGACCCTGGCGCCGAAGACGATCGGGGCGTACAGCGATATCAGCCGCAAGCTGCTGAGGCAAGCAAGCATCGACATCGAGGCCATAGTTCGGCAGGACCTGGCCACGGTGTTGGCGCTGGAGATCGACCGGGCGGCCCTGCACGGCAGCGGCTCGAGCAATCAGCCGACGGGCGTGGCGGCAACCTCTGGGATCGGGAGCGTGGCGGGCGGTACCAACGGCCTGGCGCCGGCGCATTCGCATATCGTGGCGCTGGAGACTGAGGTGGCTCAGGACAACGCCGATATGGGACGCGTGGCGTACATGACCAATACCAAGGTGCGCGGCAAGCTGAAAAGCACGGTCGTCGGCACGGATCAGCGCATGCTTTGGGCTGAGGGCGGTACGCCGCTGAATGGGTATCCGGCGTGGATCACCAATCAGGTGGCCAACAATTTGACCAAGGGCACGAGCAACGGCGTTTGCAGCGCGATCTTCTTTGGCAATTGGGGCGACCTGCTGATCGGCATGTGGGGGGCGTTGGATGTTCTGGTGGATCCCTATTCGAGCTCCACAACCGGCACGGTGCGGGTTGTGGCGTTGCAGGATGTTGACATTGCTGTCCGGCACCCGCAATCGTTCGCGGCGATGCTTGACGCTTTGACGGCGTAGGGTTGATTGGTGGGCGCGGGTGGCCGGTAGTCCTGCACTGTCGGGGAACGGCCGGCCACCCGCGGCCGCGCGGAGCGCGTTATGAAAATTCGATTGCGGCGGAATGTGTTGATCAGCGGCGCGCACCGGGGGGCGGGTGAGGTGGTGGAAGTCAGTGATGAGCTGGGGACGATGCTGATCGCGTGGGAGCGGGCTGAGGCGTTGGAGCCGGGCGGGGCTGAGGCGGCGATCGCTGAGCCTGAGGCGGAAACGGCCGTCGACCACAAGCGCGTTGTGAAGCGGAGCCGCAAGCCGGCGGGCGGGGGGCGGTAGGCGGCTATGGGCACTGTGTTGCTAACCGGGCCGCTGGAGGAGCCGGTCACCGTGGCTGAGGCTAAGGCTCATTTGCGGGTTGATACGGACGCGGATGATGGGCTGATCGGCGATCTGATCACGGCGGCGCGGGAGCATGTGGAAGTGCACTGCCGGCGGGTGCTGATCACCCAGACTTGGGATCTGTTCCTAGACGCCTGGCCACGGGGGCGGGAGATCGTTTTGCCGCACCCGCGGTTGCAATCGGTGACGGCGGTAACGGCGCATGATTCAGAGGGAGGGGCGGGGGTGTTTGACCCGGCCAATTACCAGGTGGATGCAATCAGCGAGCCGGGCCGGGTACGCCTGGTGCGGGGCGCGTCGTGGCCGGCGGCGGAGCTGAGGCCGGTGAACGGGGTGCAGGTGCGTTTTGTGGCGGGGTATGGGGACGCGGCGGCAGTGCCGCAGACGGTCAAGCGGGCGCTGCTGTTGCTGGTCGGGGCGCTGTATGAAAACCGTGAGGAGATCATTGTGGCGCAGGGATTTAACGTGGCGGCTCTGCCGTTTGGGGCGTGGTCGCTGTTGCGGCCGCACCGGGTTTGGCGGTTTCAGGGACCGGCTGAGTAGAACATATGCGCGCGGGATGGATGCGGCACCGGGTAACGATTCAGGCGCGGACGGCGGCGCAGGACGGCTATGGCGAAAGGCAGCCGGCGTGGGCGGATGTGGCCACGGTGTGGGCCAGCGTGGAGCCGTTGCGCGGCCGGGAGTATCTGGAGGGGCGGCAAGAGCAGGCGGACATTTCGCACCGGGTGGCCATGAGGCACCGGCCGGGGGTGTCGCCGGCGATGCGGTTGCAATTGGAGGGGGGGCGGGTATTGGTGATTGAGTCGGTGATCAATCCGCTGGAGCGCGGCGAGCGGCTGGAGCTCATGTGCCGGGAATTGATTGAGGGCTAAGGGCGGTTGATATGGCAGACGCGATCAGGTTGGAGATCAAGAATTTGGATGAGGTGCTCCGGGCCATAAAGGCGGCGGGGGAGGCGGGCGCGGCGGCTATGAGCAAGGGCGTTGAGGCGGGGGGCAAGGTGCTGCAGGGGAAGGTGAGCGCTAACGCGCCCGGGCCGGGCATTGGGCTGGAGATTGACGGCTTAACGGCCTATGTGGGGCCGGACGCGGCGCATTGGTATTACCTGTTTTTTGAGACGGGGACGAGCGCGCACCTGGTGGCGCCGCGGTCAAAGCGGGCGCTTAAGTTTGGGGATACGTTCGCGGCGCGGGCGTTCCCGCGGGGCGTGGCAGCTCAGCCGTTTTTGCGGCCGGCGGTGGATGAGGGGGTGGATGAGGTTTCGGCGGCCGTGGGCAAAGAGATTTTGGCGGCAATCGATTGATGACGTATGGCTGATATTGAGGCGGCGGTGTATGCGGTTTTGACCGGGGACGTGACGCTGAGCGCGCTGGTGGGGGGGCGGGTGTATCCTCAGCCGATTCCGCAGGAGGCGGCATTGCCGGCGGTGGCGTATCAGCGGATCAGCACCCGGCGCGTGCGGAGCCATAGCGGGCCGAGCGGGTTGGCGCGGCCGCGGGTGCAGGTGACGGCGTCGGCCAATAGCTATGCTCAGGCTAAGGCGGTGGCGGCGGCCGTGCGGGGCGCGCTGGACGGCCTGAGGGCCACGGTGGCGGGGGTGGAGGTGCAGGGGGCGTGGCTGGATGGTGATGTAGATGAGTATGGGGATGACGGCGAGCTGAGGAGCGTGCGCATGGATTTCATGTTTTGGCACCGGGAGGATTGATGGCAAAGCGAGCAAGAGCAAGAGGGGGGGCGGGGGGTAGCGCCCCGGCCCGGGGACGGGCTGAGGCGGTTGTGACGGTGACCATGTGGCAGGGCATGGCCAACTATGAGTGTGGTTTGTGCGCGTATGCGACGCTGGATCGGGGGGCGATGGCCACCCATATGCGGGCGGCGCATGCGGTTGTAGGCGGGTTTGAGCCGGATATGGTGGTGGTTGGGGCGGTTGTGGAAACGGCCGTCGAAAATGAATCTGATCAAGGAGATGGAGAGCAATGACTAATGCATTAGCGGCGTATGGTGTTCTGTTGAAGATGGGCGATGGTGATGATCCTGAGGTCTTCACTACGATTGCCGAGGTGCGCGATATCGATGGGCCGGAGCTGGAGCTGGAAGCCAAAGAGGTGACGAGTCACGACAGCAACGGTTGGCGTGAGTTCATTGGCACGTTGCAGAGCGGCGGCGAGGTATCGTTCGATCTGAATTTCATTCCGACCAACGCCACGCATAGCTACAGCGCCGGGTTGATCAAGAATCTGGTCGGCCGCACTTTGAACAACTATCAGCTCGTGTTTCCCGATTCGGGTACTACGACCTGGCAATTCGCGGCGCTGGTGACGAGCTTTAAGCCGTCGTCGGCGGTAGAGGATGAGTTGGCGGCTGAGGTTACGTTGCAGCTCAGCGGCCAGCCGACGCTGGAGTAGGTTTGGCCGCGCGGGTTGATTGACGGCCGGGGGTGGGTAGCCGCCGGCCGGGTTGCTATGTGTGCATGGAGGTTTCTTTGAAAACGACATTATTGAGCCGGGAGCAAATCCTCGGCGTGCAGGACCTGAGCTTTGAGGATGTGGATGTGCCGGAGTGGGGTGGCGTGGTGCGGGTGAAGATGTTGACCGGCACTGAGCGGGATCAGTTCGAGCAGGAGCTGGTGGTGCGCCACGGCAAAAAGACGTCGGTCAACCTGGCCAACATCCGGGCGCGGCTGGTGGCGTTGTGTATGGTTGACGCCGACGGGGCGCTGCTGTTTACCGAGAAAGACGTGGCCGCGCTGGGGCGCAAGTCGGCTATGGCGTTGAATCGGGTCTTTGAGGTGGCGCAACGGCTGAATGGGTTGACTGAGCAGGATATTGAGGAGCTCGAGGGAAACTCAGAGACAGGCCAGAGCGACGATTCTATTTCCGGCTAGCTCTGGCCCTCGGCTTGACGGTGGCCGAGCTCCTCAGCCGGATTAGCAGCCGGGAGCTGAGCGAATGGCAGGCGTATTACGCTATGGAGCCGTTTGGCGGTGAACGGGATGACCTGCAGGCGGGCATTGTGGCCAGTACGATCGCCAACGTCAACCGCGATCCGAAGAAGCGCAAACAGGCCTACACGCCACAGGATTTCTTGCCCAAGTTTGGAGGGGGGGGCGGGGGTGATAAGCCGGGTTGGAAGACGATGCTGGAGCGGGTCAAGATGCTAAATGCGGCGTTTGGGGGCACAGAGGGACCGGGGGCGGGCAAGAGTGAATAGATAACCATGACAACGTTAGCTCAGCTGGTCGTCGCCCTGGTGGGTGACACAAGTCAATTTGAAAAGTCGATGTCTGGGGCGGGTTCCTCCATGGAGGCGCTCGGCTCGAAGATGACCAGCATCGGCGGCGGGTTGACGGCCGGGATCACGTTGCCGTTGGCGGCCGCGGGCACGGCGGCGGTGCTCATGGCCAATGATTTCAACGCCGGCATGGCCAACGTGGCCAGCCTGAGCGCGGATGCTCAGGCGCAAGTAGGGCAGTGGGGGCCTGAGGTGCAGGCCATGGCGATTCAGGTGGGGCAGAGCACGGGATCGTTGACGGACGGCCTCTATCAAGTTGTGTCGGCGTTTGGGGCGACGGATGATTCGATCCAGATTCTTGAGGTGAATGCGATCGCGGCGGCGGCTGGGCTGGCCACGACGGAGGAGGCGATCGCGTTGACCTCAGCCGTTACCAAGGCGTATGGTGATACCAGTGCCGAGGCGGTGCAGCAGGTAGCAGATTTGGCCCAAATGACTGTTAGCCTCGGGCAAACCACTTTCCCTGAGTTGGCCGGCTCTATCGGCGCGGTTACGCCGTTGACCTCAGCCCTCAGCGTTAGCCAAGCTGAGCTGTTCGCAGTGATGGCCACGGGCACGGGTGTGACCGGTGGGGCGAGCGAGGTGGCCACTCAGCTCCGCGGCGTGATGCAGAGCCTTATGGCGCCCACGGATGCTATGGCCGGGTTGATGGCCGATTACGGATTTGAGAGCGGCCAGGCCATGATCGAGGGGCTGGGCTTGCAGGGGACGATTGAGGCGATCGTGGGGGCGGCCGCGGCCGCCGGGCAACCGTTACAATCCTACATTGGGTCGATCGAGGGGCAGACGTTGGCCATGGCGTTGGCGGGGCCGTTGGCGGGGGCGTTGACCTCGAATATTGAGGCGATGTCGGGGGCGGCGGGGGCCAGCCAAGCGGCATTTGACGCGCAAACTCAGGGGGTCAATGCGGTCGGATTTTCCATGCAGCAGGCGGGGGTGCAGGTACAGGTGTGGGGCCAGCAGATAGGGCAGGCGCTGTTGCCGGCGTTGGCGGCGGTCATGGGGGCGCTGAGCCCGGTTGTGGCGTCAATTACGAGCCTGATCGAACGGTTCACCGCCCTCAGCCCGTCGACGCAGATGGTGATCATTGGCGTGGTGGCGTTCGCGGCGGCGCTGGGGCCGATTCTGGTTGTGGCCGGGATGCTGGTATCGGCTATTGGCGCGCTGTTGCCGGTGTTTGCGGGCATTGCGGCGGCGTTTACCGCGGCCGGCGGCGCGGCCGGCATTCTGGGTGCGGCGTTTGGGGTGTTGACCGGGCCCATTGGGTTGATCATTGCGGCCGTGGTGGGTTTGGGCGTGGCCTGGTCGCAGAATTGGGGCGGCATACAGGAAAAAACGCAGATGGTGATCGCCTGGTTGCAAGCGACGATCGCCACCGTGGTGGGCGGGATCATTGCCTGGTGGAATGCCTCATGGCCAACGATTCTGGCCACGATTCAAACGGTTTGGGCGGGGATTCAGGCGGGGATCCAAACGGCCGTCACGATCATTCAAACCGTGGTGCAGGCGGTCATAGGCGGGATCATCGCCTGGTGGAATGCCTCATGGCCAACGATCCTGGCCACGATTCAGACGGTTTGGACGGGAATTCAGACGGGGATCCAAACGGCCGTCACGATCATTCAAACCGTGGTGCAGACGGTTATCGGCGCCCTCGTTGTGTGGTGGAATACGGCATGGCCGACGATTCAGGCGGTGGTGCAGCAGGTATGGACGGCGATTCAGGCGGCAATCAGCGCCGCGGTGACGGTGATCGGGCCGATCGTTCAGAACATGATCACGGCGGTTCAAACGGCGTTCGCCGGCGCGGGGCCGATCATCGAGCAGTTCAAGGCGCTATGGGCCAGTTTGGGCCCGCTGTTTCAAGCGTTGACGCCGGTTGTCTCGTTCGTGGGCCAGGTCATTGGCGCGGTGTTGGCAACGTTGGGCGCCGCGTTTGTGGGCCTGGTGGGGATTATCGTGGGCGTGGTAAGCGGGATCATTTCTGCGATTCAGCCGTTTGTGACCGGGGTCATGGGCGTGGTGCAGGCGGTCATTGGTATTTTGACCGGTCTGGTGCAGTTCGTGACCGGGTTTTGGAATGCGATTGTGGGGTTGTTTACGGGCAATAGCCAGCTCGTGCAGCAAGGCCTGCAGCAAATGGGGGACGGCATTCAAACCATTTGGACTAACCTGGTCAATGGGGTGGTCACTCTGGTAAGCGGGTTTGTGAATACGATTATCGCGTTTGTGACGGGGTTGGTTGACGGGGTGATCGGGTTCTTCACGGCGTTGTATCAGGCGGTGGTGGGCGGCTCGATTGTGCCGGATATGGTCAACGGGGTGATCGGGTGGTTTAACACGCTGTACTCGACTTTGATGGCGGTCATTAACGCGGTGCAATCGTTCATTGAATCCGTTTGGAATGCGATCAGCGCATTCTTGACGGGGCTTTGGGGATCGATTGTGGCCATGGTGAGCGGGGCGTTGGCGGCCTGGCAGTCAGTGAATGATTCGGTGATGAACGCGATCAAGTCGTTCATTGAATCCATTTGGAATGCGATCAACGGGTTCCTAACGGCCGTATGGGCGGCGATCGTCTCCTTGATCACCACCTCCATGGCCGCGGCTCAGGCAGTGATTCAATCGGTTTGGTCGGCGGTGCAGGCGTTTTGGCAGTCGATTTGGAGCGCGCTGCAGGCGTTTACGCAGAGCATTTGGGCGTCCATTCAAGCGTTGATTCAGGCGGCGCTATCCGCGATTCAGGGCATTGTGACGAGCGTCACCTCAGCCATACAGGGCATGTGGCAGGCGTTCCTGAGCACAATTGAAAACGCATGGCGGACGGCCTGGTCGGCTATCGCCGGCATTTTGGAGAGCGCCCGCAACACGCTTTCGTCCATTGCGTCGGCGATCGTGCAGGCGATCTTTGGGGCGTTCAATCAAGATTGGGGCAGCATCGGGCGCAACATTGTGACCAGTATCGGCGATAGCCTAAAAGCGGGCCTGCAGTGGGTGGCGCAACGGGCGCGGGAGATCGCTGAGGCGGCATTGGCGGCGGCTAAGGCGGCGCTGGGCATTGGCTCGCCGTCGAAAGAATTCCTATGGTTGGGTGAGATGAGCGTCGCGGGGTTTGGGAATGCGTTTAAGGACGTCCGGCCGGTGGAGCGGGCCGTGGTGCGGGCCATTGACGCCGGATTGAGCGCCGGCGCGGCGCAAGCGCGGAACGGCGGCAGCTCCATCGATCGCAGTATTTCAATTGGCACAGTGACTATGCCTGGGGCCTCAGGCCCATCGCTGTTGCGCCAACTAGACGCTATGCAGGTGCACCGATGAAACTGGTGAGTTATCGCAATCAGCCGATCAATGACGGCAGAAATTATCGCAGCTCATTGACGGCCATGGGCCAAGTGCCCGCTGAGGTACGGCCGGAAATGGTTCCGCGGACGCAGGCCTCCCCGGTTCTGGGTACGATGACCATGCCGGAGCGGTACCTGGTGATTAATACGCAGCTGATTGCGCAGGGGGACCTATCCAAGCGGCAACTGCAACAGCAATGGTATCACTGGTTTCGGCACGGCGTGCGGGGCCGGCTGGTGATCAGTGATGATGATGGCAGCAATGAGCGCTATGTTTGGGCAGCGGCGTTCGCCTGTGTGCACGCCGCCGACGGTGATGGTCGGGTGCTGGAGACGATGCTGGTGTTAGATGGTGACGGCGATCGAGATTTGGCGTGGCGCAGTGTGGTTCAAACAGAATTACCCGCATGGAATATCACCAGCTCGGGCGACACGCTCACGGTCGTGAACGGGGTTGATAGCGTCAATCTGGACGCCTATCCGCAAATTGTGTTGAGTGTCAACCAAACGGCCGGCGGCGATAGCAACGACAATCGCCTGTTTGTTTTGGGGCTATGGCGCTCAACGCTCGCAGCGCAAAATTACCCGTGCAACATTACCAATGGGGCGCTGGATACGCGGATCGCGTCGACGGATTTTTTCGATGCCGGCGGTGACGATATACGCGTCTATGTGAACGGGGTGGATAGTGATTATTGGTTGCACGGCATTAACACGGCGGCAACAAGTATCTGGATCAATCTGGATTGGGCGCCGGCGCAATCCGCGAGCTTGAGTGGCGATCTGGACACGGGCTCGCTAACGACCATAGTGGCCGCCGCCTCGATTGCCGCATTTCCCGCGGCCGGGTTACTGCTGATCGACAACGAGGTGTTTGTCTATACGGGTAAAGCGGGCAACTCGTTTACCGGCGTGGCGCGGGCGCAACGGAACACGGCCGCGGCGACGCACACGACCGGAGCGACGATCCAATGGGTGCAACACGATATCTTGATCGAGTACGGCAATGAGGCCACGCCGGCAAAAGTCACTGATGACGATTACAAGCCAATCTTTAATTTGGCCGCGTCAACGAATACGACCTGGGTATATGCCTACTTTTTCGAGGATGGCGCTCAGCGGTCGGGCGCGTGGGTGTGGGAGAATCTGAAAGGCAGCGTCAAATACGGGGGCAATCAGGGCGCGGCCGCTAACCCATATGACGAGCTGGGGTGCGAGATGGTCAGCCGCCGCAACCAACCTTATGGGCAAAACGCGTATTCCCACTGGTACCTGTTTAATCCATGCGGGATTGTGGGCGCCGCGTTTAGCAACGGTCATACGTACATCAAGCACGGCCTGACTAAGTGGGCCAGCGTTATCCGAACATCGCCGGGCGGCGGCACATGGACTACCCGTTACAATATTCCCTGGGTGAACAATAATGCGTGGTATACATGGTCCTACACCGGCAGTGGTTGGCCGGCTGGGACACGTTACCTCAGCATGTATCACTTCGATTTCGCGCATATCCAAGCCGGCGACCCATGGGGCAATTTGGAATGTTCGGATGTGACGGTGACGTTAAATAGCAACGTGACGCCGCTGTTTACGCTTGGGGCGGTAGAGGCCAGCAGCCGGGTGTTGGCATTGTTGACAAATGAGACGACCGGCGAAGCCATTCAAGTTAGTTATACGACTAACCTGGATACAAATGACACGCTGATTATTGACGTCGATCGCTATACTGTCACGTTGGCGCGCGACGGCAGCAATCAGCTGGCGTTGGTGCGCGCGGACACGTTGCGCCCATACTTGCTGAGATTGGCGCCGGGTAGCAATACGTTGCGGTACGACGATCCGAATCTGGTGGATGTGGATGTGAAAATATTCTTTGAACGGAGGTGGCTGGTATGACTTCGTTCGAGCGTCAAGTGGCTGAGTCAACCGATGATGCTTACCAAAGCTCGGTTGGCGCTACAGCAAATGTGACCAATGTGTCGATTGTCATTGCTAACGCGGATCAGTATGCCGGGTTTCGTTTCCCAAACGTGACTATTCCGCAGGGTAGCACAATCAACAGTGCATATGTAGACATCGTGCACCCGCAAAGCGCGGATCTGACTGCGAAGATGGACCTGTATTGCCAGCTGGGAAATGCGGCGGTGTTTGCAGCGGCGACGAATAACATTAGCGAGCGGACACGGACGGCGGCAAGTGTATTTTGGAATGCGACGGTGCCGGGGACAGGATATCAGAGTTCGCCGAGCTTGCTTTCAATCGTTCAGGAGGCAATCAGCCACGGCGGCTGGGTATCGGGTTATGCGTTAGCAGTAATCATGATCGGGAAAACGGGTGCCAACTGGCGGGGACGCTCTTACGATAGCGGCGATGGGCAAGGCGCAAAATTGTATGTCGATTACACCGCGCCAAGCGGTGGCAAGCCGGCGATCTATTATTCAATGATGAGGTAAATCAAATGCCAAGAATTGACATTAATGGAACAGGTACGAGACAAAATCGTGAATTGAGAGGGGCGGTTGACGCAGTATGGGAAGCACAACAAGCAATTGATAAGCTATACCGGATCCTGTCAGTGGTGGCCGATGCTCAGGATTGGTCGCCGGTTGAGCAACTATTTGAGACGCCCGAGGGCACGGGGGAAGCGGTCTATAACTTGATCGCCGGCGCGCGGTCGCAGCTAACCTCAGGGCCGGTCAATCAGTTTATTGAGTGGCTAGGGTAGCGGGAAGGAGGTGGCGGTGTGAGCTGGCTAAAACATAACACGGCGGCCGATGCAGTGATCGGGCCATTTGTTGATGACACCGATTTTAAGACGCCGGAGACGTCGCTCACGCTGAGCCAGGCCGATTGTCAGCTGATCAAAGCCGCCGGCGCCGCGGCGCAAAAGAATAACGCGACGGCGGCAACACATTTGGGCGGTGGGCATTATAAAGTGCCGTTGAGCACAACGGATACGAACACGCTAGGGCGGCTCAGATTGTATGTCAATGAGGCCGGTGCGTTGCCGGTATGGCGTGACTTTTTGGTGTTGCCGGCCAATGTCTATGACGCGTTGGTGGAAGGCAGCGACGCCTTGCAGGTGCACGCCAATGAGATGACGGCTGGTTTGATCACCTCAGCCACGTTGCATGAAAACGCGCTGGCGGCGATCGTCGCCGCGTTGCTGAAATCGGATTGGTCGGGCCTTAGCGGTGAGGCGCCGTATTCGGTGCTCAATGCGTTGCGGTTCTTGCGCAACGACTGGGCGGTTGCCGGGGATGAGCTGACGGTTTACAAAGAGGATGGTAGTACAGCCGCGTGGGGTAAGGACGTGTCAACTGACGTTGACGCGCCGCCGGTAACCGGGGTTAGTACACCAGCATAAGTATGGCGGGCTTTCGTAGCGTCCTGTTTTTTCTGGGTTTGGCGGCGGGGCCGCCGCCCCCGCCGCCGCTGTACGGCGAGCCGGTGGCTAGGCCCGTTCTGCTGGCACTGGTTGGCGGGCGGGACGGCCGCGTGTTGGCCGAGTTGCAGCTCAGCATTGATCGACTCAGCTGGGAGTTGGGCGGGCCGGGCAAGGCGCAGCTGGCGATAGCGCCCGGGCCGCGCGTTACGGAGCACAATCTCCAGTATGGCAACCGGGTATTGGTGCGGTTTGACAACGGTCTACCCGATTGGGTGGGTGTGATAACAGGGCCGCGAGAGTGGCAGTACGGCGCCTTGCGGCTGGAGGCGGCGGGACTGTTGAAAGCGTTAAATTGGCGCAGCACGCCGGCGCAATTGCCCTACGATGGGATGACGGCCGACTCGATCATTGATGCGTTATTGTCGTATGTGCCGGCGTTGCGGGTAGCCTCGGCGCCGGCCGGGACAGTTAGCGTGTCGGTGGAATACCATTTTGCTAATGTGGGCCGGGCCGTGGAGCAGCTGTTGGCGGTCGAGGATTGGGCTATTGAGGCAGTGGGCGCGCTCAACGCGGGCGTCATTGGGGCGGCGGTCAACATCTTCGCGCGGCGCAGCCGGCGGCGGCCGAATGTGGCCCTGGTTGAGGGCCACAATGTGGGTGAGGATTTCAGGTACCGCGAGGAGGACGCGATCGTGAATCGGGTGCAGATGGTGGGCGCGGGTACGGGATGGAGCGAGGATACGCGTATGATGGCGGTGGTGTCGGATGAGGCCAGTATTGCGCAGTACGGGGTGCGCGAAACGCCCGAGTTCGTGGACGAGATCCGCGCGGTAGGTGCATTGGCGGCCATGGGCGAGACGATAGTGGCTCGGCAGGCTGAGCCGCGGCAGGCGCTGCAACTAACGGCGCTCAATCGGCCGCCGGGCATGTTTGGGCAATATACGGTGGGGGATGTGTTGCGCGTGATGTTGCCGTCGGCAGGGTTTGCCGGCGTGGATGATCAATTCGAGGTGTTGGGCCGGGAGTTTCGGCCGGCGGGCAACCGGTGCGAGCTGGTCCTGGAGGCGGTGTAGCCGTGGCGTCGTTGATTGAGCACCTGCTGATTGGCGGCAATCTGATCGATGAGCTGGACCGGAAGGATCAGCGGTTGCAATCGCTGGAGCGCCGTACCTCGGGGGAGGTGTTGCGGGTGTATCTGGATGGGTGGCGGCGCACTAATGTGGCGGCCGGCCTAACGGCCAGCACTGTCAATCGGTATGGCTCCAGTGATGACGCGGCATTGCAGTTGCCGGTGGCGTGTACTGTAACGGGGCTGCTGGTGGCGTTGAATGCGCCGCGAACGGCCGGCTCGTTGACGGTTGCATTGTACGTTGGTGGTTCGGTTGCCGGGTTGACGAGCATCATTGACGATAGTGTGCCGGCGCTGGATTTTGTAAGCGGATCGGTGAGTCTTGAGCCGGGGGAGGAGGTTACGGTGCGCTTGACGTCGACGGGCGCATGGTCGCCAACCACTGCCGATCTAAAAATCGCGCTGATTGTGGAGCTGTGATTGATGACGATGCCGCAGTCAACAAACATTATTCAGCTTATAGGCGTTGCATGCGCCGTTGACGGCGGGGACGTGCACGGTTCAATATACGGTTGGAATGAGGTTAAGTGAAGCCATATGGCACGAACCCCTGAATTTGTGGATGACGCGATCACTGAGCTGCAGAATGACATGCAGGACCTGCGCGGAATCCTCTATGGCGATCGGCGCCGCAATGAGGCCTCGGGTCTGGTGCAGGCCGTTACGCATATGGCCCACATGGGCGAGGAGCGGGATCGCCGGCTACAAGGGATTGAGGGAGAGATTCAATCAGCCAATGAATCGTTGGCGCGGCTGGAGAACGCGCTCGCGCCGATCGCGCGCCAAACCAGGTATCAGGATATTAACGCGATCAGCCGAACGTTTGGGCTAATTGGGCTGATCCTGTGGGTGATTGTGGCCACAACGCCGGTGCTGGTATCGGAGTGGCGGGAAAAGTTCTTTGGCGCTGAGCCGTGGCTATGGTTTGGGGTGCTGGTGTTGGCGGCGGGGGTGTTTACGGGGTTGAGTATGGCAACCCGGCGAAACGGGGTGCATTTAGATCTAAAGGAGCGTGATTGAGATGGATACAAAGCGGTATTTGACGGTTGAGTTTTGGGCGGCGATATTGAGCTCGGGCGCCCTGATCGTGGTGACGTTGGGTGTAGCCTCGCAAGAAGAAGCCGACGCGTGGGTGGCCATGTTGATCGGCTTTGTCACGGCCGTTCTGCCGATCGTGGTCTATATCATCGGCGCCGGGAAAATCCGGGCTGAGGCCACGGTGAGGGGGCTGTTGCCGGCCGATTCGCCGGTGTTGACGGTTGAGTTTTGGATGACCCTGGCCACGACGATCAGCATGGTTCTGGTGGCGCTGAGGGTGCTCAGCCAAGAGCAGGCGACTATGTGGCTGGCGCTGATCGGCCCGGTGGTGGCGTCGGTGATCACGATTGCGGCGTACATTCGGAACCGGCTGGAGGTGGAGCAGGCGCTGTTGAGGTAGGTTATTACCTCAGCTCAGCGGTTTGCAAAAAACGGCCGTCTAGGGGTTCCTAGACGGCCGTTTTGATTACTGCCGGCGGGCCAGGGCAGCGCGCAAGATGGGTTGTAGCGCGAGTGGGGCAATCAGCATGTCGCGAATGGGCCAATGGCGCCACCGGATGACATTCACGGCCAGGTTGGCGCGCTGCTCCGAAGCCCAATGGCTGAGGTCATAGCTGAGCAGCCGGGGGTGGGTTTCGAGGGCTTTTTCAAGGCAACTGCGAACGATGGCCAGCTCTGCATCGCTGGGGAATACATTGGGCCGGGCGGCGGCCAGAGTGTAGTAGGGCGCGCCGTCGGCTTGCGGCGGCCGGTAGATGAGGATGAGGCCGCGGCTCAGGGTTTGACGCTGGGCAACGCCGCGGTGGACCATTTCGGCCACGATGTCATTTAGGCTGGCACTCATTGTGTGGCCTCCGGCTGGGGTTCCTCAGCGGGCTCAGCGGCCGGCCGGCACAGGGCGAGGTCGGCTACGCGGGCCTGGCCGTCGGTGTAGAGTAGCACGGCGTTGGCCGGGGTGCGCCCGGGTATGGGCATGGTGATGATTTTGGCCAAACGGCCGTCGGGATCAAAAATGGGGTCATTGGTTTGCATGGCTGATTCTCCGTGATTGGGGCCCCTATTTAGGGGTACGACATAAGCGGGCGTCACCCGTGTTTGCCCGCCTTGTTGGCCTGAATGTGTTCGTCGATCAGATCGATCAGGCTAATCTCGTTTTTGGGCGGCTTGCCATTGCCGGGTCGGGGCTGTTGGGGTTGCGGCCGGGGCTGGGGGGTTTTGGTGGTCATGTTGGTTGAGTCTCCTACGCCGCTGAGCGGCTGTTCGTTTGCATCTGGTTGAGCAGTAGCGGGCGGCACGGCGTTTGCGATCGGGGGGGAGGGGGTCTCCGCAGACGGCGCAGACGTCGGGCCTATCGTTGCTTGTGCCGCGGCGGGCGGCTGTCTGCCGCTTGCACTGCTCCGAGCAGTAGCGGGCTGGGTGGGCGGCGCTGAATTGGGCGCCGCAATGGATGCAGTGCAAGCGGTAGACATAGCGATCTAATGGCGGCCGTTGACCGCCGGGCCGTGGCCGTTTGGGCCGGCGGCATAGGCGGTTTGCTGGGTTTGTTGGTTTTCGTGGATGTCGGGCACGCCGTTCTGATTGAGATCCAGCAGGGCGGGGGCCTGCAGCTCTAGGGCGCGGATTTGGGCGTCGCTGAGGTTGAGTTTTTGCCCGACGGTGCGGGGCAGCTTCTGCCAGGCGGCCTGGCGTAAAACCGCTTCCATCTGCTCGCTATTGAGCACCTCGACGGTGGCCTTGTGTTGGCTATAGGCAAACTTTTCGGCCAGCTCAGCCAGATCGGCCTGGCGTTTGGCGTCGGGGTTGAGGCGGAGCATGATGTAGAACTGCACGCCGATGATCAGGGCGGCCACGGGCAGGCCATAGCGCACCCATGTCCCCACGAAATGCGGCATTTCGCCGCCGTGTTCAACGGCGAAGGAGCTAACCAGATTCATGGCGGCGAACAGGAACCAGGTGATTTCGACGGCCATGGCCATGGGCTTCTGTCTGGCGCGGAGGGTGTTGGTGGCCAGCAGGACGGCGGTGGCCACGGCGAATAGCTCGGCCAGGACGACGCCGGCAATGCGGATCATGGCGAAGGCGTCGCCGGTGTTGGCGCTGAGGCCGGTGTAGTGCTGGGTGATGCTGATGGCATGCACGGCGGTTACGATGGCCAGGCCGAGGAGCAGCCCCCAACCGAGCCATGAGGCGGCGCTCCCCAAAGTGCTCCGGGTGGCCTCGCCGCTGAGATCAAATTGGTCGTTGTCGTTAAACATTTCAGGTCTCCTAGTTGATTGTTTTTCTGTTCGGGCGACCTTACAATGTGTTTGGCCGCCCTTATGTGAGAGTTCGGGCGCTGAGCCGGCTAACTGCCCTCCTGGTTAGCCGGCTTTTTTTGCGGCTAAAGAGGGGGGGGAGGGGGTGCTAACCCGGTTAAGCGTGGTCCTCCCTCAGACGGTATTCGACGGTATTCCTGATATCGGTTGCCCCGCGCGATTCTAGGGCAACCGCGTGGCCGTTAATGTCGTAGCCCTCAGCTCTAACCAACACCGTGGCCCCGCCGTCGTGGGCGCTCAGGACAAACTGGATAGTGCCGAATGAGACGCGGACCATACGATCGTCCGCGCCGACGATGACCACGGGCGGGAATCCCGGCCGGGTCCCCTGTTGCAGTAAGGTAGCTCCTGATTTCATTTCTCTCCTTTGTGACTTGCCATTTATCTTTGCCGAAACAGGGGGGAGGGGGTGCTAACCCGGTTGAGCGTGGGCCTCTTGCCACCGGCCAGCATCGTCGCCGGTGGGTTCGACTGTGTGGCCTCTCATGAGGGTGATGGTGGGGCCATGAGGGAAGGTTAGGGTGGCGGCGTGGGCTGTTCGGCCGTTGGCGACGATGGCGCGGATGATGGTGGTTAGTTGCCAGCGGCTGAGGCCGTAATCGGTGCGGCTCAGGGGCTGGTCAATCAGCTCGTAGTAGACGCCGGACACCTCGCCGGCGTCTAGGTCGGCTATGAATTCGGGCATGCGGGTGAATTGGACTATGTGGGGCATGGGTCATTCCTCCTCAGATGATGGTTCACAGAAGTAGTTGTTACAGTTGCCGTAATCGTCTAACTGGCGGTAGCAGTCCGGGCAGCGCGGGGCGGGCGGGGGGTCGCCGTCTTCGAGCTTGCGGATGAACAGGCCGACCGGGATTGTGTCAGGGCAGGCCAGCCGTTCTAGGGCGTGGGCGCGGACGGTGTGGGGGTCTAGGCCGGCGGCGGCGAGTTGGCGGTATTTGGGGCTGTTGGCGCCCACGCCGGCGCGGCGAAGCCAATAGGTGACGGCGGCGCCGGTGGGGGCGGGGGCTAGATCGGAATTTTTCCGATCTGTGTGGCCGTTTTGGCCTAGATCGGAAATTCTCCGATCTAGGTGGCCATTCTTGCTGCTGCTACTACTGCTTAACTCGGAAAGAGGGGGAGTATATATAGTAGTAGTAGTAGTAGGAGCGTAGATCGGAGAATTTCCGATCTGTTGGGGGTAGATCGGAGAATTTCCGATCTCTTTATCCACAGCCTGTGGATAACTTGCCTCTACCTGTGGATAACTTTCGCCGAGGGGCAGCGGCAGTTGCACGCCGGCGCGCAGTGACCAGCCGTGTTGGCGGCCGTTGTATTGCAGGAATCCGATGCTCTCGAGGAGGCCGTTGGCGGCGGTGACGGTCTTGTCACTGTAGCCGGTGAAACGGCAAATCTCGCGGTTGGTCATGGACACGCCGCGGATGAACAGGAGCAGGAGGACAGTGGCCGGGGCGCCGCGGATGGCGCGAAATGTTTGTAGCTGTTCGTTGTCTGGCGTCATTGTGCGATGGGTACCTCCGGGTTAGGATAAATGGTTACGTGGGCCGGCGGATGGTGCTCCGCCGGCCCGGTGCTTTCTGTCCCTGTTTGGCAGGGTAGGGGCCAAAGCCAAATTAGGTGCAGGAGGTGGCGTTGTGGCTCAGGTGTTGTTTACGGATACGGATCGGCGTTTCGGGCAATTGCGGTTGCTGGAAGCGCCGGCACTGGCCGCGCGTGTCAACGGCGGCATTGTGGATGTGGCGGCGAGTACGTTGCGCTGGTTGGAAGACGGCGCGCGATCGTTGGCCGCGATGATCGGGGACCTGCATGTTGATGAGGTGGCGCCGCAGCAGGTCTATGATTGGCACCGGTCTCTGCTGGAGCGGATGAAGCCGGTGACGGCAAACAGCTACCTCAGGGCGGTGAAAACGTTATTCGGCCGTTTGTTGCAGGCGGGGGTGGTGGCGTTGAATCCGGCCCGCCCGGTACCGTTTGCGGCTGAGCCGCCGCCGGCGCCGAAGGCGGTTGTTGAGGCGGATTATCTGGCCATGCGGGAGGCGGCTGAGTGTACGCGGGATCGGGCTCTGATTGACGTGCTATGGGCGAGTGGTTGCCGGCTGGGTGGTTTGCTGTCCATGCGGGTGGATCATCTGGAGCAGTGGGTGGACGGCGGCCGGCGGTGCTTTGCGCTGTACGTGGTTGAGAAAGGCCAGAAGCCGCGGACGGTGTATGTTGGCCATGAGCCTACCCAGGGCGAGGCTCTATCTGAATGGTTGGCGGATCGGCCGCAATGTGGGCCACAGGATTTGTGGTTGACGTTGCGGGAGCCGTTTCGGGGCGTGTCGGCGGTGGCGGTGCAGCATGTGTTGCGGCGGCTGAAAACGGCCGCGGGTATCCCGGCGGCGAGGCCATGCAATCCTCATGCGTTTCGCCACGCGTTTGCCTTGCGGATGTTGGATCGGGGTCATGACCTGGCCGCGGTTAGCGCGTGGCTGGGTCATTATTCGCCGGAGTTCACGGCGTCGGTGTATGCGATCCGCTCGGAGGCGGCGCTGAGGGCGAAGTATTTTGGTGGGTAG